TTATCGCAGTCGTACCAACCGCCTTCACTTGTATAACGTGTATTCTCTCTATCTACCCCCGGTTTGAAGACCATTTTCTGCAGCGGCATTACTGATACTCCCCAGTTCGGATCATCTCAGTAACTTCTACTGCACGATTACCTACCTGCTGGCTCCAACGGCTATCCATAAACTCATCGGCTGCAATGTCAAACTGCTCACGAGACATGGCTTCTAGTGCTTTGACGAACCCACGAAGCCGAGTCAGCCCAAGGTTGAAGCAAATATCAATCATAGCGTCTTGTCGCGCTTCGTTAAGTGCAGCAAACCAAAAGTACGTATCTTCAAGTTCCTCCTGCACGCGCTTAATGTCGTTGTCTAAAAGGTATTCGATTTCATCGTCTGACAGCCCTAATCCAGAGTCGGCTATATTTCTCCCGACTCCAATCGTTTCATAGCCAGCAGAGCACATATAAACTGTAGAGCGAACACCTTCATGGCGTTTAAGCATTTCAGTTAGTTTAGTCATTACTTCTCCCTACTAACTCCTTTAACCTTCTCCACAGTCCTCATAGCTCCAATCCCGAGCATTCCCATCATAACAGGCACAAGAAGTGTCGTATCTACTTCTGGCACGTTTACCCAGATGCTAATTATGTTGGCAATAATCGTGTTGTACAGCAGCCCTAACGCACAGATCCAACCAATAGCGGGTCGCCAACCTGCTACAAATAACGATTTATGTGCAGCTTCTATCTTATTGATTTCTAGTTGGCCCTTGAGTGCTTCCTGCGCATGTCGCTCCGACATGGTGGCGATCTCGTGCGCCAAGGCATTCTTTTGGTCTTTATCTTCAATAAATTTGTCCAGTAAACCTGTGACCGGGCCGATTAGTTGTCCTACTAAACTCATTTACCATTACCTCTTGTTACCCATGCAGAAGCACCGAAGAACGCTGCGACCAAACCTGCAATCGCTACAAAGTAAACTGATGCAATGTCTCCTAAAATAGCAGCCGCTTGGTCGAGGCCAATAAACGTGCAGACCACTATCAAAGTCGGATACAGCAGCATTCCCCACAGAGCAAACCACGCCATGCTTCTTTGAGCGTTGGCCTTGTCTTGTTGTAAACGTAGTTCTTGTAACTGCTGGCTAGTTTCTAACTCATCATCAGACACTATGCCATCGCCATCTGCATCGTATTCAGCGTACTCACTACCGTCTTCTAATTTCTTTGCTGCCATAATTATCCAAAGGCTTTAATTACCAATACAAACACCAGAATAGCTAGACCACCACCAATAACAAGCGTAACCCCACCAACAAGTAGTTGTTGAATTAGCCGCGCTCTATCTCGTTTTCTTTTTGCTACCATCCTTTGATGTGCCCTCCTATCTTGCTCCTGCTGTCTGATTGCAGCGTCATAGTCTTCTAGCAGCTTAGGGTCTGCAACCAAGAGCAAATCCCTCAAATCCTTTTGGTATCTTTCTTGGTTCCTGCGAAGCATTTGCAGCTTGAGGATGTCGTTCTTTGAAAGAGCTTTGAAGGTAGAACTCTTGCGCTCTACCTCGAAGTTGTTAAGCGCTTCTCCAAAATCAGACACCAAAGCCATTGCCTGCTGAACGTTAGCCTTGCCTTCATTAACATTTTGTATGACTGAGTTTATCTGTTGAAGCAACATCCCAGCGGCTGCAACTGACTCAATAATCACTCTATGTCCCTCTTCTTCGGGTCACGAAACAATATCTTGGTGCCTGCATCTGCGGTGGGTATTTCACGAACTGCGCAGTAAGTAGAAAAGTATCGGTTGTTAGTTAAAAGTTGATTGATTCTGCCAACTGATTGCGCATTAAGCGCGTTACTGTATTCAAGGCAAGACGTAAGTTCTTGAAAGAAAAACTCTTGTCCTGTGGGTTGTCCACGCTCAAGAATAATCAAAACAAAAATCATCATAGTCATACTTCAAGATCCAAAAAATCTTGTCGTGAAACTTTTAATGTAGAGGTATGTATCTCGCCACTACGGTACTCGTATACAAACTCACTATAACGAGTTATAGCAGAGATTTCTTTTGTGGAATTGCGAGATATTTGGTCAATGCGATAAGAGTTACGCAACTGGTCGATGCCGTAATAAGGAACATTTACGCTATTTGGAAACGGAGGTATTTCCACTATAGCCTCCGCTTCCTTTCGACTGCTTGAGTTCTTACGGCTTGAGGTTTAACAAGATCCCAAGACATTAGCTCTACATCAAGCTGGTGTGCAGTTCCGAGAACGCGAGACATCGTGTTCTGTACGTAGATCATTCCGCCGTATCCGCACTGACGGTGGTTATACCGCATCCACTCCATAGCGATGCAGTGTCGATACTGTGGCGGGTTGATTAGTTCCAACATCCGCCATTCTCTTAGATCGCAGTATAGGTTTGGATTAACAGGGTCATACTTTAGTTCTGATTCTTCAGCATTATCTCTATCAGTTGCTGGAGCTTCGCGTCGGACGCTTTCGCTGTCTCGGCTTGTTCCGCCAATGAATCTACGATAGCCTCGATCTTTGTCGCATTGACTGCCGCTAATTTTCCCGTGGCTTGTGCCTCTTCAACGACACTGACCACAGCGGCTTCAATACGGTCTACTTCTTCTTGTGTAGCTTGTGCTTGCGCCTGACTAGCACCCCATACCATTGCACCTGATAGCGCAGCAGCGCCAATAGGTAAGGCCCACGTTGGGACTTTTATTGTTCCGTCACTCATATCAACCTCCTAAAAATTGTGGTACTAAAATACTTACTACGATTAGCCCAATAATCCACCAAAGCCTGTTGCCAAAACGGTCAATCTTTTCATCCAGCCTATCAAAACGCTTAGAGCCATCTTTCAGGCGTTCTTCTATACGCTCGTATCTCAAGGCACATTCACGCTCATGTGCATTAATTTCCTGTAACGCTTTATCGCCTTTATCCAATTGCCAAACCTCTGTCATCGCCAGATAGCACATCGCTAATCTTTAGCTTTACCAACATTCAACGCCAAGGCTTCTATCACCGGATACACATATTTTGCTAGGAATGCGTCATCCTTTGGAGTGGGCGTGGCGGCGCACACAGCGGATGCAACGACTGACAAAGTGGTCAGAGTGGTTACTATTTCAAGCAAACTCATTAGTGTTCCTTGAAGCCTTCGGGCAGACCTTGTGCGGTCTCAGGCTCTTCTACTGTCTGGACACTTTCGGCAATGCTTTGGGTATAAGCTTGCAGTAACACGTTACGCTCTGCTATCTGCTGTTGCAGTGCAGCGATTTCACGACGGATCTCTGCGACTCTAGCAATGTGCGCCTGAGTCTCGACCTTCAGATCACCAAAGTTGTACTCTTCGTCGTTGATTACGATTTTTTGTTCGTTACTCATTACCAAGGCACTCCAGTTGCTTCCGTTGCGTTACGTGTTATTTGAGCTTCAACCTTCGCAGTGCGTTCAGCTTCAATACGGGCTTTATATTCGTCAGCGGTTTCACCTTCTTCTTTATTAGCTTCCCAGATCCAGCCTAAAACATCGCTTTCTTTGAGATCTTTGTATGCTATGAAACCGCTACCTGACGCATCATAGGTAAAACGATTTTTGCCGCCTTCGGTAGCTGTCTCGCCACCACCAGCATCGCTTGCTGCGACAAGTGACCAGTAAGCTAAAATAACGCCACCATCAGCGTCTACGTGGGTCATGTTACTGACCGTCCAAGTTGTGTTAATAGCCATTTGCTATTCTCCTTTTAATGCTGTTACTTCAGCTTCTAATGTTTCAATGCGAGTTATTGCTTCTTGCAAAGCCTTTATTGCTTTCATGTATAAAACGCTGTATTTGACCGTTTTTACCCCACCCTCAAGATCAACATCACCGTAATTGATACTGTCATCTTCAGTCGTTTTAACTAGTCCCGGCGAAGTTTCTTCTAATTCTTGTGCGACCACACCAATTTGCAACGGCGCTTCTGGGTCTGACTTGAAACGGTATTTTCTAACCTTAAGTGCTTTGATGTCATCCCATTGCGATGATGCGTCAACGATATCTTGCTTTAGCCTTGAGTCTGAAGTAGCGCCATAAGCGTTGTTAACATTTTCAAGGTCGCCATCTGGACGTACAATTACTGTCGCACCTGTGGTGTCCTTCCTAGTACCTAAAAACAAGGCTCCGTTAGTGAAATTGCCACCACAAGCTGTGACCCTGCCGCCTTGACTTTCTGTCGTAATAAAAACCTTGTCATCGTCTGAAGAAGCACTTGAACCGTCAAAGCAAACAAATTCTGACCCCGCGTCCACAAACAGCGCATGAGTTCTGCTGTTACTCTCAACGCGGAAGTCAGTATTTGCATTACCCGCATCATTTACAACAACAGATCCTTGACCATCCGTCACTTGAAGAATAAGTCCGTTAGTGCTTGTTTGGATTGACGAAACAGAAGTGCCATTTTTTGCAAACAATATCTGTGCAGCGGCGGCAGTATCGTCCCTAGCCAGATTCATGTAACCCGGCCCAATTTCTACGAAGTTAGCATCTGCTGGGTCACCAGCAAGACCGACCGGCGTTTGTCCTCCCGAAACTAAAGGCCCGTCGCTGTGGATACGCCATCTTTCTGACAACGTACCGTTGTGACGAACTTGAAAGGCTAAATCTGCTGTGCGATTTGCACTGGTAGAAAAGTCTTCTATCGCTTCTGCGATAATAATAGCACCCGCAACATTGTTAGCAGGAGCAAAACCGAGGTTCGCCGTTCTTCCAGTAGTCGCGTCACTATTTGACACCCATAAAAATGTACCACTGTCGTGACTGCTTTCTACAAATGCTGCGTTTGACTCTGTAGTGGTAATGTGGAACGGGTAGCTGGGTGAGTTGTTCGAGATGCCGACTCTGTTATTCCCCGCGTCCACAAACAGCATATGAGTGTTGCCGTCAGACTCGACGCGGAAGTCATAGTCGTTGCTTGATTCGTTAAAAACTGCCTCGCCAGTGTTTAATCTGAAGCGTTCTGTTCCAGCTTGTTGAAACAACAACGGCCCACCGCTCCCAGCACCCTGGTTATCAAAAATCGCGTCACTTGTGCCGGTCGCAACGTACTGAATCAAGCCTCTAGTGCTGGCTGTTCCAGAGGTGTTATTCGTAATTTGAAAAACTGGCTGGTCATCGTTGAAAAGCGTGAGGAGTCTGCCCGGATTAGTAGTACCCACCCCAATATTTCCGCCGCTAGGATTTAGCGCAATTGGAAAACCGGAGCCTGTATTTGAGGCTTGTATGTATCCTGCAAACGGGCTTGACTGATCTGTGCCAAACAGCATTCTCACAGAGCTACTGCCTTCCAGATTGAGTCCTGCGTTAGCTTCTAATAATGGATTTGCATTACTTGAAGTGTAGGCTACATGAAGGGTTGAATCAGGCGCTGAAGTAAGAACACCAACTCGGTCATTCCCCGCATCAACAAACAGCGCATGGGTGTTGCCGTCAGACTCGACGCGGAAGTCTAAATCTGCTGAAGATTCATTGAACGTAATGCCTGTAGACTCTACGCCTATCTCACCTTTGACCGTCCCATCTTGGTACATACCCAGAATCACTCCACCTGAACCTGTACGGTTCATTAGGATAGGCTCTGCGTTCGACCTTATGAATCGCGCTCCGCCGTTACTTCCCCTAAGCTCAATGCCATTATCGCTAAAGGTAGTGTTGGATTTCCCAACAAGAACATTTTCCGAACTATCAATCGTTATAGCTGTTGCATCAGCGTTATCGTCTATACCAAGAGATGTAAAATTTCCCGCTACATTTAACGTGCCTGATACGTCAGCGTTACCGTTGATGTCGATAGCAGTTGCAGTCAGGTCAATCTCATCCGTCGCACCAAGCGACAAGACTGTAGCACTTGAGCCTTGAATGAACTGGCTCGCATCGTTGAACATCAGCTTGTTCGTTGAGTTCAGCGTCAGGCCAGAGCCGTCTGTGTGCGTCAGTGTCGTATCATTATCTGCGCCAAAACCCAGTACGGCAGAATCACTGTCTAGCTTGAGGTCGTTGCTTACAGTGACAGCAGTAGATGCGTTGAGGTCAATGGTTGCCTCACCATCAATTCTTAGAACGCCGTCACTTGATTGCTGTACAAAAGAAGCGGCATCTCCGAAAGTTAGCTTGTTGGTGCCATTAAGAGTAAGGCCCGTTCCGTCTGTGTGCGTCAGCGTAGTGTCACCATCTGCGCCAAAAGTAATGACTGCGCTGTCAGAGGTAAACGTCAGGTCATCGTCAATAAACAAGTCTGGGATCGATAGGTCTTGGAACGCATCAACCATCGCACCACCAGAGCCAGCACCGTCTGAATAGATGGCCTTCGTCTGACCATTCGGGACAGTGATCGTCGCGCCAGAGCCTTGCTTGATAATTATGTTTTGTGACCCAGAAGTGGCATTCTCTATGAGCCACAGCTTACTTACGGTATTCGGGCCGATGGTTATGGTGCAAGCAGAGTCGAGTGTGCCAGTGTATTTAAGGAAAATACTCCTACCGGGATCAGTAGCACCATCAGCGATAGTAGTAGTATGAGTATCAGCATTCGTCGTGATTGCTTCTGTGCCAAAAGAAAACGCCTCTGCAACTAACGATAAGTTTGTATTTGTGCTGGTGCCCCAAGTTCCACTTTCGTCCCCGGTGGCGATTTCTTTGAGGCGTAAATCATTGGTATAAACTGCCATCTACTTTCTCCGACCTTTGCCCTTTGGTTTCTTCATAGAAGCCACATGTTTCTTTAGCGTCTGCGCCTGC